CCAACATTATACCATAATTACTAGGCAAGGTATTGACAAGATACAAGCGATAGAGCAAATGCGTATCAACTATGAAGTGATAAGATGTGAGCCAAATTTTGCTGTCTTCAAAGCAATAGCTACTAAAAACGGAAAAACAATAGAAACTTTTGGAAGTGCCTTAAAAGGCGATACTTACAAAGAATCAAACACTAATTCTTGGTACGTTGCAGAGATGGCAGAAAAAAGAGCTATGAGTAGGGGTGTACTTAAATTAACAGGATTCTACGAACTTGGGGTGTTTTCTGAGGACGAATCAGAATCTTTTAAAAAACCAAAAACTGAATATAAAACCTTAATATAAATATAAATAACTATGAGTGCAATTATTAATTTTAATTTAAATGTGGCTAAATTACCTAAAGAAAAATTTATAGCTGGAAAGAACAATGCTGTTTGGGTTAATTTAACTATGAGTGTAAATGACGAAACAAGATACGGTAATAATACAAGTATATATGTTTCTCAAACAAAAGAAGAAAGAGATTCCAAAAAACAAAAGACCTTTCTTGGAAATGGTCAAGTAGTTTGGACAAACGACCAAATTGTCTTAGCGGACAAAGAGGAAGGGGCGAAAGCAACGCCTCAAGTAGAGGTAGGGTCAGACCTACCATTTTAATTTTTTCATTAGTTAAGGGGGGTTTTTTACCCCCTTTTTTTATAACTTTACTTAAAACATCTACAAATCTTAATGAACGATAACCAGCTAACTGATGAAATGTATATGAATCTTCTAAAAGAAGAATGTACAATAGACACTTCAACAATGTTAGATTACCCACCTACTGCTTTGAGTTACGGTCAAAAGACTATACAAACCCAAAAAGGGGATGTCACACTTCCTATACCTATAGGGACTTACGGAAATTTCTCTTTCATACAAGCACCCCCAAAAAACAAGAAGTCATTTTTTGTATCTCTACTTGCATCTGTTTATCTAAGCGGTCAAAATAATTTTGGCGGTGACTTAAAAGGTCACAGAGATAATAAGTGTTTAATACATTTTGATACTGAACAGGGACGGTGGCATAGTCAGCGAGTGTTTAAAAGAGTGTTAGATATGGCAAATGTAGATGACGTAGGTTGCTATCAAACTTATGCTCTAAGGACAATAGACTACAAAACAAGAATAAAATTCATTGAACACATACTAAAAGAAAATGGCGAAAAGAACGGAGTAGTCATAATAGATGGTATTGCTGATTTAGTAAGTGACGTAAACAACTTAGAAGAATCTAATCTCTGTGTCCAAAAAATTATGGAATGGTCTGCAAGGTACGATTGTCATATAATCACAGTCATTCATAGCAATTGGAATACAGATAAACCTACAGGTCATCTTGGATCGTTCTTAGAAAAAAAAGCTGAAACCCAAATACAATTAGAACTAAATACAGTACATAAAGATAATATTACAGTTATCTGCAAAAGATCAAGGGGGTATGCTTTTGACAATTTTAGTTTTACAATAAACCCTTTTGGTAAACCTCAAATACTTGGTAATATATATGACCCACTAAAATAATGAAATCACTTGTTGAACTAGCCTACGATAAACATAAAACTTGGATTAGCATTGTACGCTCTTTTGGGGTCAACAAAGACTTTGCTGAAGACGTTGTGCAAGAGATGTACATACAGCTTATAGATTATATTCAAAGAGGTTACGACCTATGGTATAATGATGACATAAACACCTATTTCTGTTACAAAGTATTGCGAGGTATATATCTTAACACCTATAAAAAAGAATCCAAAATACCAAAATCATATATAGAAGACATAGATGCAGAGCTAAAACAGATTGATGATTTGTCTATTGATGAAGTAGAGTACCAACAAAAAAAGGATAAAATAGATGATATTTTAAGCAAGATGTATTGGTATGATTCAAAGGTTTTTACTATTGTAGCATCTGGACAAAGCATAGCTTCACTTAGTCGAGATACTAAAATTTCTTATTATAGTTTATATAATACATATAGGACAGCATTAAAACACATAAAAGATAACTTATGAAACTTGGGGATTTAGTTTACTACTTTACATATTATACAGGCATACATTGGCTAGTCAAAAAGATTTGGGGGGACAAGTGCGGATGTGAAAAAAGACGAGATGATTGGAACGACATTGAATTATGGAAGTAGAGGATAAAATACAATGGAAAAAATTTAGAGAAGAAGTAGGCAATAAGCTTACAAAAGAACAATACAAACTTCTTTGTCGTTTACACGCTAAACTGTACAATCACCGTTACCACGAGCCTTGTAGTTGCTCACCAGCAAAACTTGTCCAATGGATAAAAGATATAAATATAATTTATGAAAAACTTATTTAGTGCTGACGGTATAAGACAAGTTCACATCTGGGAAAAGGCTGTTGTTGATTTATTAAACTTAGATGGCTGGGATTTGAAACATTGTGGATCGAGTTATGAGTATTGGGATGCTTACGGACAATCACCCAAAGGTGTAGAGGTTGTAATGGAAATGAAGTTTAGAAACAAATACTATGATAAGAAACTCCTAGAACTAGATAAATATAATAGACTCACAGACACTAATAAGGTAGCACTTTATTTTGTCAATGACCCAAAAGGCAATTATCTTTTTTGGTTAAACAACTTAAAAAACCCAGAATATAAAGAGGTTTACTGTCCAGACACTACACTTTGGACTAAAAAGAAACTACTAAAACCTTGCTATTTGATACACGAAAGCGAGGCTTCCATCATAAATTTAAATGGCTTTCACAGATAACAATAAAAAAAAGTCGTTAATAATTTGTTTATAACAATTATTTTTATTTATATTTGTAGTATAAAACAAAAACAAATGACAGATACAGACAAAAGATTCTTAGAATATTTAAAGAAAGAACACTCTTTAAATGAAGAAACAGCAAAACATATTATTAAGTATGTAAACGCTAGACTAATATTAAAATAAACAAAAATGAAAAAAACAAAAACAGGACTCTACATAGAAACAAAAGGTAAAACAATAGATGTTTATACAGAAGAAGAAGTACAACAAATGGCTATCAAAGCCAGAAAAAGATATATAAATCTTATAATATTGTGCATAGTCTTTTGGACAGTTGCATTATCAATCTTAATGTTCTTGTAATGGACTTATTACAAAAACAATCCTATAACTTGTGGTACTCTTTTTTATTAGAAAAATTATCTGCTTGGAAAAACGATAAGCCAAAAAATAAAGATTTGAAGAATTGTGTAAGAGCAATAACTCGCATTGGTTTGTTCAATAATAATTTATTGATAGAAAATGATTTACTTAGGAAAAAGAATAGAGAAATAATCATACATAAAAACAAAGAGATACTAAAACTAAAAGAGGAACTAAAACAATATGAATTCTAAAATAAAACTATTAGACGGAAAGTATTATGATAAAGAAGATTTGCTTAGACGTATGCAGGACGATACTTTCTACTATGGTGAACTGAATACCTTAGCACTTAGCAGTAGTAGCCTCAAACAGATTCTGTCTAGTCCTAAGACGTATAAATTCAGTTTAGAGTATGGTAGTGGGGATAGTCAAGCGTTGCGTGATGGTTGGCTATTTCATACCGCCATATTAGAGCCAGAGGTTTTTTCCTCGCAGACATTTATTGACGTACAGTCAAAGAACACTAAGAAGTTTAGAGAGGCAAAATCGGAAAACCCTAGAGTATTTACAGCCAAAGAAAAAGCTGATGCAGAAAGGCTAGTGGATGCGTTCTATAGAAACGAACACGCTAAACAACTAATAACAAATGCAAAGTTTGAGATACCTGCTATAGACACTATTTTAGGTTTTCCATTTAGAGGCAAAGCTGATGTTTTGAATGATAGAATTGTTGATTTGAAAACAAGTGCTAGTAATCTAAAAGACTTTCATTACTCAGCTAATAAGTATGGTTATGACGTACAATGTTATTTGTATTGCAATTTATTTGGTAAAAGCTATAAAGACTTTATTTTTTTAGTATTAGACAAAGGCTCACTTGACATAGGAATATTTAATTGTTCAGAGCAATTTTATTACAGAGGTGAAGAAAAAGTAAAGAAAGCACTTGATCTGTATAATAAGTTTTTTATAGAGGGTGCTGACTTAGATAACTATTGCTTAACAGGGGAGTTATGAAACCAAAGAAACACACACAGATCCAAAGAATACTTAGACTAGAAAATGTAGTAGCTCAACTCTATGTAGAAATACAGGCTATCAAAATGACACTATCAAAGAAAGATGAAAAAAAAGATTGACATAATAAGCGGAACAGAAACAGCGTACACAATGACAGAAAGCGAAAGATTAGACTACGAAGAATTAAAAGACTTCTATAAAGAACAAAGAGAATATACAGATAGAAAAAAGATTCCTTTATTTTCTGGTGTTATCAAATATTTTCCAGATGCTTTGATTGAGGTTGCCAAAACCTCTTGGATGGGGAATCAACAACATCATCCAGACAAAACTCTACATTGGGATAGGTCAAAATCTACAGACGAATTAGACGCTCTAACAAGACATCTTTTTCAATCTGGTACTATTGATGTTGACGGAATCAAACATAGCGCAAAGGTAGCTTGGAGAGCCTTAGCAAACCTACAGAAAGAATTAGAAGAAGAAGGGAAAGCCCCTTTAAGTGAATATAATAAATATAACAATGGTAATACACAACGAAATATTTGACACATATAGAATAAAGCAGAAACAAATAGAAGAAGCTATACAACTATTAAAAGAAAACGGATACGCTATATACAAGAAAGAGGAAAAAGAAGTAGTATGAAAATACTAAACCTATATGCTTGTTTAGGTGGTAATAGATATAAGTGGGATGAGGTGACAGATGTTGAGGTTACTGCTGTGGAATGGGATGAAGAACTTGCAAGACTATACCAAGAAAGATTCCCAAACGATAAAGTAATAGTAGCAGATGCACACCAGTATTTATTAGACCATTATAAAGAGTTTGATTTTATATGGAGTAGTCCTCCTTGTCCTACACATAGTAGGATTAATTTATCTATGAAAACAAAACGTAAGATGAAGTACCCAGATATGAGATTATATCAAGAAATAATATTTTTAGATAATTACTTTACTGGTCAGTATGTCGTAGAGAATGTTATACCTTTTTACGAGCCATTAATACCAGCACATAAAAGGCATAGGCACTTGTACTGGACTAACTTTAAACTTCCAAACAATCTAAGCAGTAGGTACAATCCAGACCTAAGTAGAACTAAAAACCTTATTGATGCTTTATCTAAATTTCACGATTATGATTTTAGAAAATACAAAGGGACACAAGCTATGAATAAAATAGCAAGAAACTTAGTAGACTATGAAGCTGGTAAAACAATACTTGAAACAGCGATAGGAGTAATAAGAAAGACAAACGTACAACAAACAGAATTATTTTAATATGACACTAGAAACGATCAGAGATACGATCCTAACCCTAAACAACACAGACATCTTTGAACA